CTTCGACGCCAACCTTGCCGTGGCCAAGCGGGCCTTGAGTCACTTCGGCGGCGAAGACATTGCCTTGACCCTGAATGAGTTGAAGCTGGAGGGCGGTGGCGTCGCTGCCAGTCACCCGGCGATCGTCAAGCTGTTGGCGGAGGTCGGCCGTGCCGCGAGTGAGCCAACGGGGGTTCATGTGCCGCTGGTTACCAGCGCAGAGGGCAAGGAGCAGCTGCTTGCCGAGGCGGATAAGCTGATAGATGAATGCAGAACCGCCAGCGACCCGCGGAAGCAGGCACGGATCACGGAAATCTACGATCAGGTTTACGGCAAGCAGCCGCATAGCGGGCCTGGCGTAAGCACTTGATTTGCCAAGCTGGAAGTTTCACACTATCTTTCTGTTTGAGCCGGGCGGCACTGTGTCGCCTTATCTCCTAACCGCCCATCGGGCACCCCTGCCTAGCAGGCCCCTGAAACGGCGGGACAAAACGAGCTGAGCCCACCAGCCCCCGCTGCTGGTTAGGCGCTGGGCGCAAGCCCTACCCGCCGACCGAGCACCCAAGCGGGCACCCTGACGGATCAGACGTTGGACAACCCAGAGGCTTACCAGCCTCTCGCGCGGTTTTCGGCTGCGAGCCGATCATTCCGCGCGTGCGGAGTCTGACAAATGTCAACGTCAGTCGATCAGTCATTCGTGAAGCAATTCGAGCGTGAGTTTCACCTCGAATTCCAGAAGAAGATCACCAACCTGCGCGGCTTCGTGCGGGTCAAGTCCGGCGTGGTCGGTGAAAGCACCACGGTCCAGAAGATCGGATCGGCCGGGACCATGGTCAGCAAGGCCCGTCATGGCATCGTGCCGGCGGCCGATGTCGACCACACGCCTGTCCTGATCACGCTCCAGGACAAGTACGCCGCGGAAGACGTTGATAAGCTCGACGAGCTCAAGGTGATGCACGACGAGCGTGCGGCCATGATCGCGTCGCTTACGGCATCGGCCAAGCGTCAGGTCGACGACTTCATCACGGTTGCGATGGATGCCACCAGCACGGCAGTCGGCGGTGCGTCGGGCGCGATGACGCTAACCAAGGCCTTGGACGCCTTCAAAACGATCGGCGAGAATTCGGCGATCGAGGGCGGGAATATGTACGCGGCCGTGTCGTTCCATGCCTGGGCGCAGATGTTGGGCATCGACGCCTTCGTCAACTCCGATTATGTCGGTCCTGACAGGATTCCGTTCCCAACCGGTGGGATGGGCGGAAGGCAGTGGTTAGGTGCATTGTGGTTTCCAATGAACGGGCTGCCGCTCAGTGGCAATGATCGGTCGTGCTTCTACTGGAATTCGAATGCGGCATGTCTTGCGATCGGTGCCGATGAGTCGACCGATATCTGGTGGAATGGCGAGCGCCAGGCTCACCGGATCACGGTGTCTCTATCGATGGGGGCTGAAGTGATCGACGTGTTGGGCGTCGGCGAGTTCCTGGTCGACGAATCAACGGCGCTGCCGACCTAGTTGGCAGTGGCCAAGCTAGGAGATCGAATGTGCTGACGGCCCACGATAAGCTTCGGTGTCTGACGGCAACGCTGCACAGCCAGTTTTGGACGTTCAAGTCGACCGGTCACACGATCGAGCAATTGCTCCTCCCGGGCATGTTCGACGCGCCGGCCAAGATCTCAGGATTGAAGGTCGACGATTGGGTCTTCGTGATCGCCCAAGATGGCCATGCGGTGTTCGCAGCAAGTCACATCGACGACGAGGGGCGGTGGTGTTTCCATGCCACGAGGTTGTCTCCGCCAGGAGCAGAGGCAACCAACGGGGCTGGTGACGTGCCGTTCATGCCTCCGAAGCGACCCGTGGGCCGTCCGCCGATCAAACCACGAGCAGGAGTGTGAACCATGGCGTTGATTCTCGCCGATCTGAAATGCGTTAACGGCTCAGGCCAAGTGCGCGAATACAACTACATCACCAATGACACCACGGCGGCCACCATCGCCTCTGGCTACTTCAACAACGCGACCAGCTTTCTTCGAAAGGGCGACATCATCAAGGCGTCGACCGATCAGGACGGCACCGAGGGGATGACCATCGTCACGGTGTCGAGCGAGACGGCGGCCGCGACGGTTACCACCGTCGTGACCGCGTAAGGCATTGACCTACCGATGGAGATTCAGCCCGGTTTCGGCCGGGCTTTTTCTTAGGCTGTAGCTGATGGCGAGCAAGATCGACATCTGGAACGCGGCGCTGATCCGGCTTGGTCAGAAGTCGGTGGTCTCCGAGAGCGAGGGGTCTGCCTCGTCTGTCCTGGTGGCCTCCCGCTACGATGGCGTACGGGAAGCGCTGCTGGTGAAGGTAGCGCCGACCTTTGCGAGAAAGCGGGCGAAGCTGCCTCGACTGGTGGCAACGCCAGAATTCGGCTGGACGTATTTCTATCAGCTGCCGAGCGCGGATTGGCTGACCAATATCGGCGTGTGGGACCGAGTTGACTGTCCGCGTGGACGTGAGGTCGATCACCAGCTCGAGGACGGGTTGAAGATAGCGACCGACGCCGAAGAGATCTGGATAAAATACATCGCCGATGTGAACGACCCGAACATCATGACGCCGCAATTTCGCGAAGCTCTCTCGGCCGAGCTGGCTTCCCAGATTGCTAATCGCGTCAACGAGTTGTCGGGGCGTGCCGAGAAAATGGAGCAGTGGGCGCGCAAGGCGTTGAACGACGCCAGGAGCGCCGATAGCCAGTCGGATTCTTCCGACATGATCCCGGAAGGATCGTGGCTCACGTCGCGGCAGGGCGGCATTCTGCTGCACGGCAATCGATCGTAGCTCGCGGATGGTGATCCACTGACATGCCGCGCGTAACGCCACTTCGGACCAATCTCAACTCCGGGGAATTCTCGGCGCGCATGGTGGCGCGGGTCGACTTCGCCCGCTATCCGAATGCGTCGGCCGAGCTCAAGAATCTGGTGCCGATCGAGCAGGGTGGCCTGACTCGGCGGCCTGGCTCGCGCTTCGTCAAGGAGGTCAAGGACTCAACGGATGCCGGTCACCTCCTGATTCCGTTCATCTTCAACGCCGAGCAGGCCTATGTGCTGGAGCTCGGCGACCTCTACATGCGCTTTTTTACCGACCAAGGGCGCTTGGAAGATCCGCCCGGAACGCCGGTCGAGATCGTGACGCCTTGGACCAGCGCGCAACTCAGCCAGATCCGTTTTGCCCAGCGCGCTGACATCATGCACCTTGCTCATCCTGATGTACCGACGCAGCGGCTATCACGGGTCGACAACCTCACTTGGACGCTCGAGGAAATCGATTTCAACGGCGGTCCATTTTTGGACGAGAACACTACAGCGACAACGATCACAGCGAGCGCCATCACTGGATCGATTACCTTGACCGCCTCGGCTGCTTTGTTCGAGGCAGGGCATGTAGGGTCATTGTGGAAAATCGGAAGATCGTCTGGTGTTGTTGATACCCCCGAATGGGTAGCTGGGGCTGCGGTATCAAGCACTAATAATCGTAGATACGAAGGTGTTAATGGCATCAATGTGTATGACGCCCTGGATTCTGGCACTACTGGAAATATACCGCCTGAACATTTAGAAGGCACTAGAACAGATGGCACAATAAGATGGAGATACCGTTATACGGATATTGGTGGATTTGCAAAAATCACAGGCTTTACCAGCTCAACAGTCGTTGATGCAGATGTCGTTGTGGAATTAGGCACGACATCTGCAACTACGTTTTGGAGCGAAGGCGCCTGGTCTGGCGTGCGCGGTTATCCCCAAGTGGTGGGGTTCTACGAGCAGCGCGCTGCCTATGCGACAACCGCGTTTCAGCCGCAAACCCTGTGGCTGTCCAAGACACGCGAGCTCGACAATTTCCAGCAGCGGACCAACGCACCGGACGACGACCCGGTAGATCGCACCATTGACAGCGAGAACCCGACCTTCTTCCGCTGGATGGTGACGGGATCACAGCTTGTGATGGGCGGCAGCGAGGACATTTGGGGCATTCGGGCGAGCAATCTCGGGGAACCCGTCACGCCGACCAACATCACAGCCAAGCGGCTGAACCGAAAGGGATCGGCCGACGTGACACCCGCCACGATCGACGAGAGCATTCTTTTCATCGAGCGCAACGGGCGCCGGTTGAACGAATTGCTTTTCAATTTCGATACCGATGGTTTTGCCAGTGTCGACATGAACGTTTTGAATGAGACGATCTTGAAGCCTGGCGTGGTCGAGATGGCTTGGCAGTCCCGCCCATGGCGCACGGTGTGGTGCCGGAAGTCGGACGGCAAGCTGGCCGGGTTCATCTACAACCGCCAACAAGAGATCATCGGCTGGAGCGGGCACGAGATCGGCGGCGACAACGGCTCCGGCTTTGGCGAGGTGATCGCGATCACGGCCATACCGGGTAGTGCTGCGACCAATTCGGGCGAGCGTGACGAGCTCTGGATGATCGTCGAGCGCGTGATCGATGGCGCCACGGTGAAGTACGTGGAATTCCTGGAGGGTGATTTCGAGGACGATACCGACCAGGAGGATGCTTTCTTCGTCGACAGTGGCGCGACCTTCTCCGGTGCGGCTACCGACACCATCACCGGGCTCGACCATCTGGAGGG